AAAAGGTGGTTTTGCACGTTTTGCCCTTTTAGGTTTCCCCCAAGCCTTGCATGGCATTGGCCGCCCCCCGCTGGCCACCCCATCATGCGGGTGCAAGCGGTGAGCGATAAGGAAACCACACGAGCAAAGCGTGCAAATACTTCTCTCCCACTGTCTATATGATACCACAAACACGCGCGAATTACAACTAGCACCATGCACAAAACTCCGCGCACACATTTATCTATTTTTACACGCACCAAAATTAACCGCACGCATATGTGGCGCACATCTCTTTCATTATATACATTTTACCACAAAGAAGTCAATCCGTCAAGCGTTTTATCTACAAATAATAGTTGTTAGACAAACCCGCCCACATATGCTAAAATATAGGTATAGAAAGGATGTGAAAGAATGTGCACGCAATTTTATAACCCCCGGCCACTGCTGAATGCAAAGGACTTGGATGGCAATGTACCGCGCATCGCCATTGTAGACGGAAACCGAACCAGCGGCAAGACTACCGGCCACTTGGGCGAACTATTCCGCGACTGGGTGGATGGTAAAGGCCAATTTGCTTGCGGCTATAAGTGGACAGGCGATATTAGCGGCGCTTCGGAAAGTATCTTTAGCTATATCACAAGTTATTGTGACCCTGAAACGGGAGAGCATTTGTTTCCAGATATTGACTTTGACGCCGCCCCCGTGGGCAAGGGCGCAATGTATGAGCTGTACGCCACCCGCCCGGGCGAGACTGAATTAGAGGTGTGTGGCTATTGTTTCAGTTTGAATGGCTCAAGTAAGGTTAGAAAATATCGCTCACTGCTGGCCAACGTGAACACTATTCTTTACGATGATTTTTTACCAGAGGACGGAAAGTATTGTCCGAATGAGCTTGACAAGTTCCAGTCCATTTATCTGACAGTCGCGGGTGCTAACCGCCCGTCCCCTACTCAGCTAAGAAACGTCCGTGTTATTTTGACAAGCAACCACACGGAAATTAGCAACCCCTATTATATGAGCATGGGTATTACCAAACGTTTCCAGCCTGAAACAAAGTGGATGCGCGGGCATGGGTGGGTATGGCATAGAGACGACAACACGGCGGCAATGAAGGCAATTCAAGAAGACAGCTTTTTACAGATTTTCGGCGACTATGGCACATATGCCGCTGGTTCTAATTACCTTATTGACACGGCTGGCGGCGTGGAGCGACTTAATGGGCGCATGAAGTATATTGGCACAATCAAGGTAAACAAGGGATTGGTTATGACCGCGGGTGTGCAATATCACTATGACACCGGCTACTTGTATATTTCCACCGCCGTTGACCCCTCATGTAAAGTTATGATAGCCCCACCCGGACAATCCTATGAAGACGATGTACAATCAACCAAACAGCGCACTAGAATAATGCTGTTACTGCTTGACGCGGAAGCAAGCGGAAAAATCCGATATGAGACATTGGAGCAGAAAGCGCTACTGTATATGTTGCTAAATAAAAAACTGGGGGGCTGACACATGGCGAAAAAGCAAAAAATTACACCAAATCAGCGTGAATTTAAAAAACAGCAAACCCGCCTGAGAAACGCGCAAAGACGACTTGAAAAGCAGGGTTATTATTTTGCTGAAAACATGATTCCCCCTCTCCCCCACCGAGTAACGAAAAAGAGCCTTGAGGAAATAAGAAGTATTACGACAGCCGAACTAAAGCGACAGGCGCTATGGGTGGACAGAAGCACCGGCGAGGTTATCGGCACTGGAACAGAGCTGGCGCAGAAACAGCGACGCGCCACCCGGTCAAAACTCCGCGCGGCGGGCAAGCGCACGGAGAATGTGCAAAGGCTGAAAGAATACGCCGCGAAACGGAAGAAAATTACAACAGATGCCCCCTATGGCAGTTATGAAAACCCGATGAGCTATGAGGACTACCAAGCGGAAGTAAATGAAAACTATGTTGCTCGCATGGAAGCAATGACGCACGAATACAGCGACGAAGTGGAAGCGCAGTGGGATAGACTTTGGGCGCAACTGCATAGAGATTATAACATATCAGAGATAGCCGACGCATTGGCCGCCGCTGGCGGTGTGCCTGAACCCTATGGTGCATATGAATATATGCAATGGAATTTGTTTTGGGACTTTGCCGGAAAACTGCAAAGCGAACTGGGCCACAATAATGAAGTGGCGAAAATAGTTCAAGATATACAGCAAGCAATTGAAGATGATGAGCCTTGGGAAGATTACGATAACGGTGACGGCCTATGAAGAGAGCTAAATCAAGACGCTGTTACGCGTGTGACTTTGAAACGTCGGTATATGACGGGCAAACCACAACAGAAGTTTGGGCGTCTGGATATTGCGAGTTGTACACGCACACAAGTGAAACTTGGAACAATCTTGATGAGTTTATGGTGTGGGTTTTGGGTTTGTCTGCACATACAATTGTATACTTCCACAACCTGAAATTTGACGGGTCATTTATAGTATCATGGCTTCTCAAGCACGGGTACAAGTTTTTCCATGGCAAACCCGCCGACATTGGCAACAAAGAATTTATGGTTAGCATATCAAAAATGGGGCAATGGTATAAAATCAACTTGCCGACGAAAAGGGGGCGCGGCACAATTGAAATAAGAGACAGCTTGAAATTATTGCCTTTTAGTCTAAACAAGATAACACGAGATTTTGGTGTTGAGCACCAAAAGCTTGAAATGGACTATGTCGGTGAGCGCCACGCGGGCTATAAAATGACCCCGGAAGAAGCGGCATATTTTAGAAATGACCTGTTTGGCTTGGCCGAGGCACTGGAAGAAGTGTTTTCGCGCGGCGTTGATGCACTCACAATTGGGAGTGAGTGTATGAAAGAGTTCAAAGCGGGCTTTGACAACTTGGATTATCAGTGTTTGTTCCCTGACTTGACGGAGTATGAATTGCCGTGGGGGGAAACAGTAGAACACTTTTGCCGTGAAGCGTACCGGGGCGGGTGGTGCTACGTCAACCCGGTGTATCAGATGAAACGGCAAGGCAAGGGCTTTACCTTGGATGTTAATAGCCTGTACCCGTCCCGGATGCACAGCGAGGGCGGCTGTTATTATCCCGTTGGCACACCGCACTATATCAGCGCGGATAATCCCGCATGGGGCACATGGTATCGCGGGCAATCCTGCCTTGATGACGTGTATTATTATATCCGTGTCAAATGCGCGTTTGAGGTAAAGCCGGGATACTTGCCCACAGTGCAAGTGCATCACGACAACCGATACAACCCCCGCGAGTATCTGGCAACAAGCCGCACGGGTAACAGCGCATGGACGCGGGACGACGCAGGCCATAAAATCCCCGCCGGGCTTGTTACGCTAACACTAACCAAAACGGACTGGGCATTATTCCGGCGACATTATAATTTAACGGGTTTGGAGATTATAGGCGCTGTATATTTTACCGCCGTAACAGGGTTATTTGACCGATATCTAAACAAATGGAAAGAACTAAAGTTAACCGCTGAAAATAACGTAGACAGAACACTTGCAAAGCTGTACATGAACAATCTGTATGGCAAAACGGCGGCAAACACGGACAGCAGTTATAAAATCCCCCGACTTGGTGCAGATGGTGCACTTAAGTTTGACACGGTGGAAGAAAACGGCAAAACGCCCGGCTATATAGCGGTTGGCGCGGCTATAACGTCATATGCGCGTGAATTTACCATCACAGCGGCACAAGCCAATTATGATATATTTTGTTATGCGGACACGGATAGTATACACTGCATAGGAAAGCCAGAGGACGCAAAGGGCGTTACCATGCACGACAAAAATTTTAATTGCTGGAAATGTGAGGGAATTTGGCGTGCGGGCTGGTTTGTCCGTGCCAAATCCTATATTGAGGTGTACGGAGAGGACGATTATTTGATAAAATGCGCGGGTATGCCGCAAAGCTGTAAAGATTTGTTAGCCAAAATGTTCCGCCGCAATGACCCGCGCGTTGTGTGCTGTGGCTATGAGGATTTTACAGCGTTTCGGCCGGGCATTGAGGTACACGGCAAATTGACAGCCAAACAGATACCCGGCGGCGTGTTGCTTGTGCCCACAACTTTTAAATTTAAAGACAAAAAACAGATTGACAAAAAACGCCGGAACAGCTATAATAATAGATAGAAAGGAGATGTAGCGCAATGAGCTATGCGACAATGCAAGTGCGGCACATTTGCGAAAGCTTGGCCGGATGCAATTCACAGCAGGGTTATAACAGTATCAATGACATTGTAGCCAAAGCCGCCCCCCTCATTTTTGATTTTGACTTCCCTTTTTACGATGAGACGGAGCGTGCGGAGTGGGAACAGCGGTTTTTGCTCAACTTTTACACCCGGGAAATTTCTGCTGAAACATACGCGCTTTGGAAACTCTGGCTTAACCAGAAATTGAATCGAATCATGCCAAAGTATAACCCCCTGTATACTGCGTTTGCGGATGGATTTAAAGTGCTATCCACCGTATCCACCAAAGAGCAGATCACAGTAAGCGGCACAAGCGAGGGCACGGAGACGGGTACGGAAAACCGCACGACAGAGGGCACGAATCACGGCCATAGCACCGGGAGCAACACCGGGAACGACAAAACCACCGATAAGGGCAGTTTGAAACACAGCGACACCCCGCAGGGCACAATCAGCGACTTGGAAAGCGGCCTGTATATGTCGGACGCAAATGTGACCGACCAACTGACTGTGACGGAAAGCAGTGCAAACAACAGCTTGACAAGCGACGCAACGAACAGCCAGACAATGACCGGCGGAAACACCAAAAAATCCACGGGCAAGGACAGCAGAACGGAAGCCAAGGAGCGCGACGGATACGACGGAAGAAGCGTGGCGGAACTTATGGCGGAGTATGTGGAGCAGATGCACAGTGTTGACGAACTTGTGTATCTGGATTGTAGTAGCCTGTTCATGCAGTATTACGGGGGTGTATATTAATGGCGGATAAAATCATGATGCTTAAACTGGGCATTTGCGGTGTGATTGCGTTCTTGGGAGAACTGTTTGACTACCAAATTAAGCTTGTGCTTATCATGTTCAGCATGATGGCAATCGACTTTGTGACCGGCACAATCGCGGGAGCAAAAACAGTTGGACTATCCAGCAAAATTGCCCGCAAAGGCGCAATCAGTAAGCTTGCATATTTTGCAGTTGTTGGCGCGGCGGCGCTGTGTGATGCTTCGTTGTCCATTCTGGCCAACAATATTGGCGATGCTTTTAGCTGGCCTATCGTCTGCACCCCACTTGCGTGTGGGTGGTATATTATCACGGATGCAATCAGCATTTTGGAAAATGCAACCATCATGGGCGCGCCTGTGCCCGGCTGGATGCAGAAACTGCTTAAAATCACCAAAGACAAATTTGACGACGTAACAGAGGGGGGTGCGGGCGAAAATGGCTAACCCAGTTGCTAAGCGAACAACCGTGCTACTTATGCGGGGGGTCAAATCCAGACCCCCCGGAAAAGGCTGTCATGACACTTACGCGTGGGAAAACAGGGACGCGCAGACAGTCTATTTCCAAAAGAAAGTTGTTTACAGCGTTGAGGGGAACAGCTATCAAAGAATTTATGACGGTGTTTTCCGGTGCAAAATCGACGAAACCACACTTGCTAATAAAAATCTGTACACATGTAATTACATGCTGTTTATTAATAACTCCTATGAAGCTATGCGGGTATATGCTTGGATTACCGGAATGCGATATGTGGCAAACGGCACACTGGAAATTGATTATACGATTGACGATATACAGACCTTTTATTTTAACTACACTGAGCGCAAGTGTTTTGTGGAGCGAATGACGTGGAGTTATATAATTGACAAGCCGGGCGCGAATTTACAGCCTGAGCCAGTAAACCCCGGTGAACCTGTTATATATGGTTATGACCGTTACGGACTGGAAAGCGGAGTCACACACGGTTGGCGGTTGGTTGTTGGTACTACATATGACCCCTTTGATTCTTCCGTCACCTATCAAACGTCGATTCAAAGCGGTGTTCCGACTGCTGTAAAATATGTGCAATTTGAAGTAATCCCATATGAAGAAGGTCAAAAAGCTTGGATTGAGTACGTCCACAGCGACGGAAGCACACTTAGTACCGATACACTGTCAAAATGGCTAACGCAAATAACGGAAGCAAATGAGTTTGACGCTATTATAAGTGCAACACTTGTTCCGCGCGATTTTGCGAAAGCGTGGGGAAATCGCATTGAGGCCGGTGGGTATTTGATGAAAACGGTACAGGGGCGAAACGCAGATACTGCAATTCAGGGATATATCCCCCGGCACAAAAAATTGTATACTGCACCTTATATGTTCCTCAGGTGTTCAAATGGATTAGGCGACACGATAGATTTGTACTATGAGTATTTCCAGAATCCAGACAACCCCGGATTTGAAATTATTGGCACTTTAAACCAAAATATGACCGTATATTGTTGCCCCATTGGCTACAACGGTGCAAGCATTGCACAAGCCGCTTCTGATTATGGCATTGCTCTAGGGTCGTTCCCCACGGTAGCAATCGCAACGGACAGCTTTAAAGCGTGGATTGCGCAAAATCAGGGTAAGCTTGTTTCCGGTGCGGTAAACACGGTTATTGGCGGAGTGGCGGAAATTGTAAAAAATCCCATTGCCGGAATACTGAATCTTATCACGGGGGCTGTTGATACGGCGGGTGAATTTTGGGATAAGTCAAGACAACCCGCAACCGTTAAGGGCAGTCAGGCCGACGGAACGGCGCTTGTGTCTGGTATACAGGATTTTTGGTTTTATAAGATGGTTTGCCGTCCTGAATACCTTAAAGCCTGTGACCAATTTTTTGATATGTTCGGCTACTCGACAAATCAAGTGCTTTCTCCGTCTCGTTTGCAAGGTCGATATTACAGCTATTGGAAAACAGCCGGTTGCATTGTTGATGGCGATATCCCAGCCGACGCAAACAGCCGCATTTGCTCCATCTACGACACGGGTGTGCGCTTCTGGCGTGATGAAGATTTTGGCAATTATATCCGCGACAAACTCAATTAAAGGAGTGTATTAAGAATGGGTAAAATGAACAGGCGCACAGCCTATACAGATAACCTATTGACTATGTTGGAAACATCCACCAGCTATCGAATCTGGTTTAACCGCATCGCGGAAATTTTTATGAGCCGGTTTGAATGGCAAAACCTGCCGGACAATATCCCGGAACGATTTATTGAGCAGTCTTTAATGCGCACAGGGTCTTGCTGGCTGGGCTATGACCAGCTAGGACAAATGGCACTTGCGGCGCGTATGGGTCAGCGCGGGAAGCCAGACTTTTACGGCGACCCGATGGAATTTGAGTGTTACGGCTTGAATGGCGTGCACTTTACCGCGCACCGATATCCCGGAACGGAGCACAACTTTGTTGGCGTGCCCATCTGGAACAACTATCAGCGCACCCCGTCTTATATGACTATCCGCGAATATGCTTTGCGGTTGGCACTGATTGAGCGGACTATTGACGTTAATGTTAACGGCCAGAAAACGCCGCGTCTTATCAGCGGCACACAAGAGCAAATTCTAGCAATTAAAAATGCTGTTAAGGACATTGATACTTTTTCCGCCGCCCTTATTGTCGATAACGCTCTTGACCGCGACAATACATTACAGGTATTTGCACAGCCCGCGCCCTATGTCGCAGACAAGCTTAAAATGCTCAGCCGCGAACAGTGGGCGGAAGTGCTCGACATGGGCGGAGTAGGCCAGCCCCCGGAAAAGCGGGAGCGACTGAATGAAACAGAAATTGAGACAAGCATCATGAGCGCGCAAGCAACATTGTATAGCGGCCTTGCGTGCCGACAAGAAGCGGCAAAGCAGTTTAATGATATGCTAGGTTACAATGTACAAGTGACGTATCGCGAGTATGGACTTGTTTCCAACGATGCAGATGCCCCCCGCCCCACTGACAGAGAGGACAGCAATCAAGAGCAGGTACAACACACCTGAAATATCAGCCCGGCCAAATGGCCGGGCTGATATTTTTTAAAAAAATTAGAAAAAGGTATTGACATTAGCCTAATTATAGGCTATAATACAATCAGCAAGAGGGAAAACCCCCACAAGATGAAAGGATGGTAAAAATGAAAGTCAGTTTTGAAAAAATGCGCCGGAAGTGTATGGGCAAGGATTACCACTTTACACGCAAATATCGGTACTGGGTGGACTGGAACAAAGAGGGCGCGCCGCTGCACCGGGTGGAGCTGGCATACTTGGGAACGACGGAATATTACAACCATGTTGAGGAGGTGTATAAGCCGTGAAAGCTGAGTTTAAAGCCATATGGGAAATTTGCCGCCAGTACGGCAACGCGGAAAGCGCCAACAACGTCTATTACGTCAAGACAGTCAACCGCAATGGAAGTTATGTGGAGCAGGGTCTTTTCCGGTGGAACAAGTCTAAACCCGTCTGCACAGCGGAGCTTATTGACGTACATGGCATTGTAGGGGGTGTTCATGTATGACCGGCTACGAATGGATGAAAAATCACTTGTGTCCGGAGCACATATTATATGAGTTGGAAGGCATGACGGGGGTGGCGTTTGACACCGCAATTAACAAATGTGTCGCTGGTTGTATTCGGGGGGTTAGTTGCAGTGCGTGCTGGAAAACGTTTCTTGAATCGGAATTAAGGGGGGACGAAGAAGAATGATTGCTTTTGTTATGGGTTGCTTTCTGTTCCTGCTTACTCTGACAGCGGCTGGGATGGTACTGTGCGCGATTGATTGTAGGGATTTGGAGTTTGGATTGTTTGCCGGTTTCCTGATGGTCGGCGCGGTTATCCTTGATATTATTTTTATGTGGAGGGTGTTTTAAATGATTGCTATTATTTTAACCGTAATCAGCTTTACAGTGATTGGCCTTTCGGCGGCTCTATTTGTCGGTGCTATCAAATGCGGCGGCGCTGGCGGTGCACTGTCCATCGTGCTTAGCGTGGTTTTTTGCCTGTGCGGTGTGGCTATGCTGTTTCTGAGCCGCTACTATATCGCGGCGGCGGTTGTAATGGGGGTGTTAAAATGACATTCAAGGAACTAATTGAAAGTATAGGTTGCCCATATCGGTATTTAGACGAATACGCGAAGAAATTTCCGGATACGCCGGAAGCCCGCATCTGTGACCGGCTGGCGGATGACTGCTTTATAAGTTGCCGGGACAATGGCTGTGAATGTTGTTGGGAAATAACTTGGGGGCTGAAATTATGAGACGCAAGAAATATCGCAGGTTATGCCGCCGCTGGGCAAGGTCGTCACATGCCCTTGCCAGGAGAGCCGCCCAAGAAGGCTGTGCCGAATCGGTCAAATGGTACATGCGTGCTTATCTGAAAGAGATACAGACGGCCAATGCACCAAGTCGATGGCTTGAGAGATAATGTTTCACGTGAAACAATGCAACGCGCCCCCGGCCAGTGGCCGGGGGCGCGTTGTTTGTTATGAAGTCCATCCTTGATGTTATCGTTATGTGGAGGGCGTTAATTCCACTCATTATAATATAGGTTACTGCCAAACCAATTTCCAGTTATGGCGGACTTGATGCTTGCCGCACTTCCGTCGCCCGCAGAAAATCGGTTTCCGTTGATAATGGCATAACCGCTTCCTACAGCCCCCGGGCAGGTGATCGCAAAATTACTTGCGCTCACGTAACAAGATGTAATAAACCAATTAACTTCTGTAGACGTTACTGCGGGGTTATAAATAATCTGGCCCAACACAGTTACACCAGTAATAGACAGACTGCAGGACGCGGTAATCGCAGTTGCAGTACCACCAACAAGAGTTAAATCCGAACCTACGCCGGTCGTGGTCAAATTGCCATAAAAACAATCGGCACCAAAAAACACTCGCGCGGTAACGGTGCTGAATGTCGTATTGTATGCATAAACAGCACATGTCGCTGTAAATGTGCCATTGCATATACATTTTTGCAGGGTAATGTTGGAACCGTTAATCGTAGTTTCATTGTCAAAAATAACACCCGTGAAAGTTGCACCTTGGCTGTTAATGGTTCCGCTAATTAGGTTGTATTCAGTAAGATTTGTTAGCGCAAAAACGGGCTTTCTTACGGTTGGATTATCCAGCTCAAAGCGGCCATTAATACAGATAGCCGATACACTGGTATCGATATTTGCCGCGTTAAATTCGGCGGCTGTGGTAACAATCCTAACACTTCCGCCCCCCGCGCTCTCCGCTAGACTGTACGCCGCATCGGCGCGGGACTGTGCATTGCTTGCCGCCGTGTTTGCCGCCGCAACGTCGGTCTGAAGCTGGGTGATATTGCCTTCTGCCGTGTCAAGGCGGGTACGGGCGGAAGCGTCGGCAAATTTCCATTGCCCTTTCCCCCCAACTGTGTAGATGCCGATAGTAGACGCATCGGCGTAGTCGGTTGCGGGAGGTGTTAGTTTTGATAGTTGGTCGTTGATGGATATAGCTATACCGGTTGTTGTGGCTGAAATATTAAATCGCGGCATATTCCCCTCTATTGTTCGCACGCCATTATCAAGGATTAGTTTAACGGGATAGGCCGCCGCGGAAGTCTGGGGGGGTAGAGTAACGCCGGAATCAGTTTTTAGGGTAATAGATGCCCCATAATTGCCACTTCCCTCTTTGTATTTATCAAGTAGCACTTTTCCGGCAATCTCATAGCTTTCGCCATCCAGCGCAATATTTTTAACATCTGCCATATTTTAACCCCCACTTTCTGCAACGGTAATTATAATTGTTTCCGTTGTGCTGTCATATGTGGAATTGAGATACATGGAATTGATTTTGTTTTTAAGCTCAGTATCCCAATTGTTTACAGTTGTATTAATATAATTGGTGAGTTCCTCCAGTTTCGTGTCAACCAGATTTTCCAAAATCGTCGTGCGGTTTGTAATGCTGGTAATCTGGTCTTGCAGTTTCTTTGTGGTGTCGCTGATAAGCGTTTCAAGGCGGGTGGTCGTACTGCTAATATTATTTTCCAGCCGCGTTGTGGTGTCGCTGATTAGCTTGTTCAGGTCGGCCTCCACACTGTCAATGAGGTTGTTGAGTTCCTGCTTCACGCGTTCCAGCTCTGCCAGCACTTCCGCCTTGCTCTGGTCGGTATATTCCTTATTCTCCACCCGCACGGCTTCAATGCGCGACTTCAATGCACTGTCAGTTTCTGCCAGCTTATCCAATACAAATTGTTTCGCGTCGTCGGTGTATTGCTTGCATTCCTGCCTGACGGATTCAATGAGTTCTTCCAGTTCCTTCTTAACTCGGGCAAGCTCTGCCAGCAGTTCGGCCTTGGTTTTGTCTGTATACTCTTTTGCTTCCTGCTCAACCTGTTTCAGGGTTTTTTCCAGCTCCTGACAAAACCAGTGGAGCTTGGTCAACTGCTCGTAGTAGCTGAGTTCGTCAATAAAATAGTCCGGGAGCATCCCGCGTAAGCTCATAAACGGCAAATAGGGATAATCTGCCATGCTTTAACCCCCTTCCGGTGTTTTGATGGTGATTGTTTCGGTTTCCGAATTATACCACGCATCATTAAGCCACTGTGTAATTTTGGTTTCCACACTGGACTTATAATCATTCATCGTGGTTGTGAAATAGTCTCTGACTGCTTGTATTTCGGGCGGAAGTTCTGTTTCCAGTCGCGTAACAGTCTCATTGATAACATCAATAAGCGGCTGTGTCTTGCTGTCCATGTCACTATTGAGATCTGTAATAGGGCTCTCCATATTTTCCACAAGCGAATTAATACGGGACTCCATTTTGCTATTTTTCTCAGTAACACGGGGTTTCACCGCATCCAAACGGGCGATAACTTCCGTCTTGTCGTCCGCCAGCTGTTTCCGTTCGGCGGCGGTGGCCGCGTCGGTGTAGTCGCGCAACTCAAGTTGCAGTGCGTCGATAAGCTCGGTAATTTCCTGCCGCATCCGCTCCAAGCGTTCCAGCAGGTCAGATTTTGCCGCATCGGTGTAGTTCAGCTGTTCCTGCCGCATCTGGGCAATAGACGATTCTAAAATTTCCCGCGCTTGCCGTAGTTGGTCAAGCACATAATCCCGCATTGCGTCTGTGTAGTCGTGCAACTCCTTGTCTGTCGCGCGGATAGCTTCTAGCAGGGCGACAAGCAACAGCCAAATACGTTTTACAAATTCATGGTAACTCAGACTGTCATCAAGCTTGTTTGGTAACGGTTCCTCACCAAAGCCCATGCCGGGCGGTTTTGGATAGTTCGCCATATATTAGCACCTTACTTTCCGGCGTTTTCCAGTGCGGTAACACGGGCGTTGAGATTAGCTGTAGTAGTCTCCAAATTGGTTAGCCGCTCCGCATGGGAATTAATGGATTTTTCCGCCGCCGTCATGCGGGTTTTCAGGTCGGTAATGTCGGAGTATTTAATGGTGTTTGTAACCACGCTCCACTTGTCTTTGCTCTTGTCGTAGCTGACAATAATTGCATCCAGTGCTTCTTCCGCCGCGTCAGCGGCGCGGAACAGGATGTAACGATTTGCGCCGGTAACCACCAGATAACAACCGGGGTCAAGGGCAATATCAAGCTGTTTAGTGCCGTCGGACTTGTGCGCGGTCAGTCCGCAGGGCTTGCCCATCGGCACAAACTCATAAAATCCATCCTGTAGCAGGCCAACGCCGGGATTTTCCGTTTCGTGGCCTTTCTCATCGGCCACAAAGGTAAATCTTGTTACCTTGCCAAGCTGTACATGATAACCCATTTAATACCATCCTTTCTTTAATTTCAGCTCGCCCGCCCCGGCTTGCCGGGGCGGGCGCGAATTTTTTAGGCGGTGTAGCTGGAAAACACACAAGCATTTTCAAACGGGGACGCGCTGTAAATTCTCCAAACGTGGTGCCAATAGTTAGTGTCCAGAGTAGAACCAAGCTCAAACTGCCGCATCTCGTCCAACTTATCATAAATCTGCATAAAGTCGCGGGTCATGATAACGGCCTGAACACCGGCAAGCTCGGGGTCGTCAACGGTCGGCGCGGTGAACGTGGTGTCAGCGCCAACGGAGACGCTAGAACCGTCTTCGCTCCCGGTCATCATCCAACACAGCCGCTCAACCTCATATTCATTGAGGGCGAAACTGTCAATATCGATTTGATGACCGAGATAGGACACCTTGTCAAGGTTAAAGGCGCTGGCCAGAACGTCAACATCGGTTTCGGCGGTAACGTCCGTGGTCTTGATGACATACATGTCTGCCGCGTTGCTGGCCATAGGCACGCCCGCAATATTGTATTCCTTGCTGATAAACTTCATCTTGCCCAACACTTTCTTAAGTGCCTTGATAAAGTTCTTGCCGGTGGTCTCGTTGGTGACCGCGTCGGTTTTGACGGTCTTGAGCTTGCCCTGCTTGACCAGCAGATAAATCATGTACTTCTTGGCAATCAGACTATCATAGTAAGCGGGGGTGTAAATCTGGTTCACAATATTCTGGATAAACGCATTGAGGGACGCTTCATCGAGAAAAGCGGTGGAAAGCATATCCTGATTGACAGTCACCTTATACTTAACGCGGCTATTCAGGCAGTGGAACGCAGTAAAGGCAGTGGGGTTCTCGTTCTTGAGCTCAGATTCTGCGATTTGCGCGGAAGTCATGTCGCGGGACGGGGCGAACGGGGCGGCGTTCTGCATCATCGTATAAATCTCGTACACCGTCGCGCCATACCTAATCTTGCCCTTATCCATAAACTTCCAGGGGTCTTCATAATACAAAGTGCGGTAGATGGTTGCCCCAATTCTGTCCACCAGAGAGTTAACAAACTCATTCATGCGCGGCGTGTAATCGTTCAGGAATTGTCCGATTGCCTGAATGCTTGCGGTGGTGTTCTCCAACAGGGGAGCGCCGCCAAAAGTCGCGCTGTCGCTAAGGACGGACTGCACCAGTCCGACAGCGGCGGAAACATTTGCCATAATAAATTACCTTCCTTTCATTTTTTACCGATATCTATTGCCGTTCTCTTGCAACCAAAGCGCGGCGGCTTCTTCTGCCGTCATCGCTTTCGGTTCGTCATCAGGGGGCGGCGAGGGAACTTCCCCATCGTCGTCCGTGCCAAAGAAGCGGTTGCGGTACTTTTCGCGCCATTCCGCTTCAACGTCGTTCCGCGCTTTGGTCATCTGCTCCAAAAGCGCTTTTGTCTGTTCCAGCTCTTGCGCGTGGTCGTTTGCAGGGGGTGCTTCCACGCTGTCCAGCTGTTCCAGCAAGGCCAAAGTTTCATCGTCGGTTCGGTTGCCGATATAACCTTGCAGGGTTGTCTTGAATTCATCAATAGTCATGGTCATTCACCTTCGTTTCATATAATATATCCATTTCCATTTCTTGGCACTTGTGGGGGGCGGCGGTTCTGGTGGGTCTGGTGGGGTAGGGGGGTCGTGGCCTGTCAGATACTCATACCAGTAATCCGAATAAGTAACACGCCTTACCCAGTGGTTTGTATCTGCGTCATAGCTTGGCCGCTCGTAGCTCACCATAAATGACTTGGTGAGCGTTTCCAAATCATCTTCGGAGTGCGCCCAATCGTACCAGTCATATTTAGATAGGCTAAAGCCGTAGCGGCTACCGTCGGAGTTATACCACTGTCTTTCAACACCCCAATCTTTCGCACTGTCATGACCCTGTGCGCTGTTGGTCTGCTGATACTCCGCAAAAAGTGCGTTCATTTGCTTATCGCCGTCATACCAGTCGGCATGCCCGCCATACAAAACATCTAGGATAGTAAGTAACGGATTTTGCGAGTCTGAGCTTGTGCTCGTCCACTGGAAAAGGCCTGTGCCGTCAATACCCGCAGTCATTTTGCTTGTTTCCTGCTGTCCGGGGTTGATGGAGCTTTCCGCCTGACAGTTGCCCAGCAGTGCGGCGATTGCGTTAGTTGTCCATCCTAGCTTTTTGCACATATTATATATAATATCTGCGTTGTTCTGCATCTGCGATTCGGTTAGCTGGGCGTTAACGCCAATTTTATACTCCCAATCAAGTCCCGTTGTGTTGTCTGCTATGGGGTTTGTCTTGACGTAGGGGGCGCGATAAATGTATGTCCACGCAGAAGCCGCGCTGTTATTTGCGTTGATGCTAACTTGATCGGCCAGTGGTCGGCTGGAACTATGCGCGCCCATGGTGCGCATATCCTCATAAACCATTTCTGTGTGCCCGGTGCGCCACATAATGTCGCCCGGTTGCCACGCTTCCACTGTGCTGGAATATTCTGTAAAGCCGATTTTCTTTAGAATATTCTGCATGGTGCGCGTGGTAAATGGGGTTGTGCCAATTCCAGTATAACCGCCGTTTTTTAATGCGTACCAAATGAAGCTGGAACAATCATAGTACGTTATTCCGTTGACGGTCTGCGCGTTCCGGTACTTTTGGGAGTAGCCAACATTTGGGGCATTGCAAGTATCAACCGCCCAGCGCCACGCAACCGATATACTAGCCATTGATTAGCGCCGCCCACGTTTTCGCGCCGCAAATGCCGTCAACCCCCAGCGCCTTTGCCTTCTGGAAATTCTTTACGGCGGTTTCAGTGCCCGCGCCGAAAATTCCATCAATGCCGTTTGTGTCGTGGCCATACTGTGCAAGGATTGCTTGCATTGCCCGCACTGTCGCGCCGCGGTCGCCGCGCTTGAGTTGTTTAATCGTCACTTCGCAAGTCACCACCTTTCCGTTGCCCCAACCGTCGGAAAGTACCATTGCGGTATGCTTCCCGGTTTTTACCAAAATATCGCCACGCCGGAGATATTTCTGGTAGCGTGTAATCGTGTGGGCGGTCAATGCCTGATAATGCCCGCTGGTCACAAACTTCGCAACCATGTTTGACGTGGTGGGTGCGTTACCCATATATTCCAGTGTATCGGCACCACCAGCAATTGCACAAACAGTCATAAAGCTGGAACAGTCGCAACTACAAGCGGGGACACCGTTCAGCCGGTAGCCGTTGGCCTTTGCCCAGTCGTGCAAGGTGTTTCGCTTGCTCTGGTCGTAGCCAATAAGGTTATTTGCGCAAGCGGCTTCGCAAGCTTGTGCGGACTTCTCGGCTAGGGTAGGGGAGAGGGGGCGCAAAACCGTGTCCCAACCCTTATCATACCATTCACGCACGCAAACTTCTTTGCCGGTTTGGTCGCCTACTTTGCCGCCGGAAACTTTTCCGCGCTCGTCAATGCTGGCATGACCAATTTTTACATACGCCATAATCTTCACCGCCTTACCGGCGGCGGGCGTAAGCCCGCCGCGCTGGATTTTTATCGGAACTTGCTAACAGCTTTCACTTCCTGCTTCTTGCGCGCATTTTCATATGCGTCCATAATAATCGCGTTCAGCGCGTCGCGGTCGGCCTTGCAGGTGGGAAATACATCGTCAATATACTTGTCCTGCTTCTTGCTGTAATGGCTCGGCCAGCTGACAAACAGGCCGTTACTGCCGTCGCGGATGGTCATGCCCTTAATAACAAAAATCTTCTCAAGGTCGGGAATATCCAGTTCAAGAGTGGCAAAGCCCTTAACACCGTTCTTGCCGTCAAACAAGTTTACATTCGCTCTAACGTTCTTCATAACAAAACTCACCTTAACGTGTGACATAATATGTTAACTAGGTGTACTATGCCACATAAATATAATAACAATATTTGTGCCACTGGCTTTAATTGATTGCCGCAAGCCCCAGTTATAAATTTTGACTATGGTTCACAATTAATCCAACTACACACAAATTATTGTCCCGCCCTTCCGGCGGTGGTAGCAGGGGTGAGGGTCGAACTCACTTTCCCGGGGTCAAAGCCCGGCGCATTATCCGATATGCTAACCTGCTATAGCTCAGAAAGGCGACCGGGGTTCTCATCCCCACAGGCGTTGCGGCCGATATTTCACGGTGAGTCCCACACTCTTATTAGCCGTGCCGCCTTTCCTATGATTTAATTTTACCACAGCTTGCGCAGAAAGTCAAGACTTTCTTGGTCAAAAACTCTATAAATTTCACAGTCTGCCAAAGCCCAGTTGTCACGCTTGATAGGGCGGATAACTGCAATGTGGTCATAAAAAGCATAGCACTTTACAGATGGTTCACCCTTCTTCCAGTTTTTGCACCTTACAATGCTTTCCAAACGGGCAATGCTATCAATGATTGTATAGCACCCGTTAAACACTTTACTGCTGACGCGGTAGCCGTTTTCCTTGGCAATGTTGTTAAGAAAACGCTCTTTGCTGGCTGTCATTGCTTTCACATCCTTTCTATACCTATATTTTAGCATATGTGGGCGGGTTTGTCTAACAACTATTATTTGTAGATAAAACGCT